TGATGTACCATTACTCTGTCTATGAGCTTGACACAGGTAGGTTCACGGGATTCGGCAGTAACCCAGACCAAGATTTAGTCGAAGCGGGAGAGGGCCAAGGCTTAATAGAGGGCCATTACGATCACGACACTCAAATGGTGGTCGAGGGTGTTGTCGTTGATATACCTGAAGCCACTGTTGAGCAAGAGGAGTTGGACAAGGCTTGGATCGAGTTTAAACACAATCGAAATCGTCTATTGCAAAATTCAGATTGGTCTCAAGTCCCTGACGCACCTGTGGACGCTACTGTTTGGGCTTTGTACAGGCAACAACTCAGAGACTTGCCAGAGAATACCTCCGATCCACGAAGCGTAGTCTGGCCTACACATCCACAATCAAACACGGGAGCCTCATAATGGCAACAATTACACACAAGCGCGGAGACACTTTCGAGCTTTCTGCTACACTTGAGAACAGTGGCAACCCTGTAGACATCACTAACTTCACCATTACCTCTCAAGTCAGGGACGTTGCGGATGCACTCCTACAAGCCCTGACTGTCACTGTGACGGATGCTAATGCTGGCGCATTTACAGTCTCAGCAACACCTGCTCAAACTGAGACGTGGGGTGTTAAAACCTACGTCTGCGACATTGAGTTCGTAGAGGTTGGCGGTGAAGTAAACTCTACAGAAACCTTTGAGATCAACGTCCTCAAAGACATTACAAGGGATTAATCAGCATGTCTGTATACACAGTAAGTCTTCGAGACACGTCCAACCTTGGTCAAGTTAATATCGGAGATGGAACACTTCTCGCAAACCTTTCAGTCGCTGCTGGTCGCGGACCTAAAGGCGATGGCTGGACAGGCGTAACTTACGATGAAAACACAGGTACGTTTATCTTCACGTCAAACGACGGACTAGCGTACACGTCACCAGACGTAAGACCAGAAGTTGACCTAGACAATGTTGACATCAACAGCGGCACAATCGATGGCACTGTCATTGGGGGGTCTACTGCTGCGGCTGGTAGCTTCACGACAGGATCGTTCACAGGTATTGACGTAACTGGCACTGTCACGGCTGATGGGCTGACTGTGCAAGGGGACATCAGTGCAACTGGTGGGGATGTTGACCTAGATACGCTGGACCTAAATGCAATCGCAGCCTCCAAAGCTGTCACAGCCGTAGACGTATTCGTGTATGACACCAGCAATGACACCGATGGCGGAAAATGGCGTAAGCGCACACAGGCTACTAGCTGGTACAACGAGACATTGAACACCGCGACACGCGGTTCTCGGCGTGAGTTCCCTTCGGTTGCTGTGATTGTGGCTGAAGATGACACGGTTACGATCTACGATGGCGATGACCCTGCGCTGCCTATGTGGATGGTGTTTAATGAAACATCTGGTATGTGGGGAAGTGGAGCAGCTAGTGCAACCTCTTGTTTTGCTCTAAACGGCGTTTTGGCTGTTGGACTGAACGGCAATCAAGGTATGCCAGTTTGGAACTTTTTGTCTGACATTCAATATAAGTATGATGACAGTATTGATGTTCGAGAATACGGAAGTATTTCTAAAAGAAACACTGACAACTCTGCAAACTACAGCATTTATAGCACTGAACGTCTTGTTGATGACACCGTCAACGACGTAGCCATGACCGTCCTCCCTGACGCCCCGATTGACCCTGCTACAGGATTGCCTGTGCCTACGATTGCGGCTGCGACTGCTGGTGGCGTGAGTGTGATCAAGGATGATGGGACTGTTGTTGATAGCGCATTAACTAGCGAAGCGGGGAGCATTTCGTTCACAGACGACAACGGTCTTTTGTTTGCCCGCCACAGCGCAGCGAGCGCGTCATCTCTTTACTTAGCTGCTTCAGATGTATTTACTTCTGACGGATGGGCGGCAACTACTATCGGCGGTTTTAGTGGCGTAAATGGTTTTCCTCTTTTGTACGTTACAGTAAATGATAGTTTGTTTTCAGATGGCATTTCTCAGGTAGCGCAAATCTATGGTCTTTCTAAAATCCTTTGGAACAGCACCGAAAACCAAAGCCTGCTAAATTACACCACCTCCACCTACAACACAGGCTGGATGAACGGCGACATCAAGGGTGCCTTCCTGTCTGACACCGACGACACTGACTTGGTGGGTGGTGATTTTGCGGTAAATGGTGGGTTTGATACCAACACAGACTGGACTCTGACAAATGCAACAATATCTGGTGGTGAAGTTAGCTGGACTACAAACGCTTTTGTATCACAAATATCCGCAATTACTTTGAAAACGGGGATGGTTATTCGTGTCGGTTTTGATATAACTTCATACGCTTCTGGATATGTTTATCCCTATATTGCTGGTAAAGTACAAGACGGTTCGCAAAGAGGGAATATTGTTGGCTCATATTCATTTGATGTGGTCATTGATGAAGTAGTAAATCAATCAATAGGCATTCAATCCGGCAATAGCCCAAATCATAGTGTTGACAACTTAACCTTTGAAGTTCTTGACGCAGACCGCAGCGTTAACGCCAATCCGCTCACCGTCAACGGCACTGTAACCCGCAGCCCTGTAGCCACTGGCGCTGATCTGGTGGCCTACTCTGGCTTCTCATCCAGCAACTACCTTGAGCAGCCTTATAACAGTGACCTCGACTTCGGGACGGGTGACTTCTCGATTATGTGCTGGGCGACTGCTTCTGCCTCTTCTGATTGGCTGATGGTTAGGCAAACAGGAGGAACAACCAATACTTCTGGTTTTTGGCTTTATCAAAGCGGTGGTAACTCCCTTTCAGGGGATTTGATATATCGGTCTTATGAAGGCGGCTCTAATACACAAGTTACAGTTGGCACAATGACAGATAAACTCCAGCACTTTGCTGTGGTGAGGAAGTCAGGTGTAACTAGCACTTACATTAATGGCGTGTTGCAAAACTCAGTTGCTGATACAAGGAATGTTAGCAGCACAGATGCAAAGCTATTCGTGGGTTGCCGAGCAGACCTCTCAACCGCATACACTAACGGCTCACTAGCCCTCCTACGCATCTCAGGCACAGCACCCACAGCCGAACAGATTGCTAAAATCTACGAGGACGAGAAGTTCCTCTTCCAAGAGAATGCCCAAGCCACACTCTACGGCACGTCTGATGCAGTCACAGCCTTGGCTCACGACAGTGACACTGACTTGCTACACGTAGGAACAAGCGATGGTCGATCAGTCTTCCAAGGTTTGCGTCGAGTAGAGAACACAACGACTGCGGTGGGAACTGCAATCAGTGCCAACAATGGCCTAGTAGTCGAGGAGTAATACGATGACAGTTTTAGTATCGAAACCAGCAGTTAATCTGCGTGAAGAGCTGGCTTCCCTGCGCAATCAGGGGGGCTATCAAGAGCAGCAGTTCTACTTTGATGGGCTGGTGACGAATGGCACGTTTGATAGTGATACTAGTGGTTGGACTCCTAAAAATGCGAATACCACGCTTTCGGTTGTAGGTAACCAACTCAGTGTTTTGACGGACGGGGAAACGGGATACGCATACCAAGCAATCACAACAGTCGCTGGTCAAATATACAGGCTTACGTGGGATGCGGACGAGTCTACAGGGGACTCCTATGCACGAATTTTTGTAGGGACCACCGAAGGCAGTTCTAATTTAGTTTCCCATACCGTCACGGGTATAGAGACAGGCCTGTCAATTACGTTTGTTGCCACGTCCACGACGACATACATCACGTTATATAATACCCGCACGACACCAGTGTCATACGCTCTGTTTGACAACATATCCGTCTTCGAAGTCGATGCCAACGGTGACGTAATCCACACTATGCCAAAAGGCTGGAAGCCCAAGGATGTATTCGAGGATGGCCTGTTGCAGCGTGAGGGTGCAGCCCACGACTACGAAGTGGTCTACGATGGTTTCGATTATGTCGTTAAGCCTACTGTAGCCCCCTCAGCCACTACTCAAACCTGCGTGATCGGAGTTAAAGCATGACTATCTTTGTAAACAAGGGCGACCTGCCCCTGACACCAGCACAGCTAGAGAAACGTGCGCAGAAGCACATCAAGCGGGTCTGGTCTGACCAAGCTCGTGAGAAGTCCATCCGTACATCTGACGGTACCTTCGATGCCTTCATGTCTACCTTCTCAGCAGATCACGATGAGAACATTGCCAACAACACGTTCAACTGGCAGCTTGCAGAATACCGCAAAACCACTGCACGGCTTGCTCTTTATGTCTTGGCTGATGGTCGTCCTGATGTATGGGAAGACCAGCCTACAGGTGAGTACGACGAAGAAGGCAACGAGGTCATGGAGAGTGTGCTTGTGCAGACTGCCATAGAGCCACTGGAAGCCACCGTAGAAATCACAACGTATGACGTTGATGGCAATGAAGCGACTGAAACTGTCGCCAACCCGCTAATCGTTAAGGACGACGAGGAGCGCTCTGCTGCACAGGCTGTTGTTGATGGTACGCCGCAAGCAGTAAAGGACGCCGACTAGCAATCGACATTTTACCTAAATACTACGCTCTTGCCTACATCATGAAGACCTAAGGAGAAAGCAAATGCCCTATAAACTAGGAAACCGTAGCTTACAGAACTTGTCAGGTGTACACCCCGATCTTGTCGCTGTCGTTAAACTGGCCATAAGCAAGACCACCCAAGACTTTACAGTCCTCGAAGGTATCCGTAATATTAACCGTCAACGAGAGCTTGTTAAGGCTGGTAAGTCTACTACAATGAACTCACGACATCTCACAGGTCATGCTGTTGATTTAGCTCCTTGGCCTATCTCATGGGACTGGGAGTACTTCTACCCTATTGCTGATGCCATGAAGGCTGCTGCTGAAGAGCTTGATATAAACCTAGAGTGGGGTGGTGACTGGAAGAGCTTTCCTGATGGCCCGCATTTTCAGTTGTCGAGAAAGACGTACCCGTGATGAGCCAAGATACACAGTGGCACTTATCTAAGAGTGTACCGATCACTTTCATCTTGGCAATCCTTCTACAGACACTAGCCCTTATTTGGTTTGTAGCTACACTAAGAACTGATGTAGATATCAACCAAAAAGAGATACTCCGTCTTGAAACAAGGACAAGCAGCCTTGAACAGATCGTACAGAGCCAAGCCATTACCCTTGGTCGCATAGATGAGAATATCAAGTCTATCCGTATGATCCTAGATAGTATGGCAAGAGAGAAATGAAGAAAACTTACAAACGAGAACTGGCTGTACTACTTCTTGTGTGGTTAGTCTACCTAGTAGAGACAAAGGACATAGATGTTGTTGAAATTACTATCTGGCCGATCTTCTCGTTTGTTACTGCTGCTTTTGGTTTTGACGCTTACGGTAAGTTGCAGCAAGGGTCCACTAAGTCTCCTCACGGGAGGGGGACCGAACGTAGCAGCAAACGTCCAAGCAGGGAAAACCAACTCCCAGACGATTGGGACAACAAATAATGTAGCCCCTACAGTCACACTAAGGCCCAACTCTAGGGTAGACACCATAGACCAACGTAACACGTCTACAAGGGTGTCCTCAGACGCTGTAGAGACCCTTGTGGTTAATGAGTACCCCCTTTGGCTAATCCTAGTCTTTGGGGTGTTGTGTGGCTTCCTGATACCATCCCCTAACGAGATTGGTCGAGGTTTCATCAGGCTATTTAAACGAAAATAATATTATACAAAAAGCCCCGCTTAGGAATTAACCTAGGCGGGGCTTATTTGATTCTAGCGTTGCCCTTGAGCTTCGATCAGAGAGCCTAAGGCTTGATACAGGGCTTCTATGTCGTCTGATACAGAAGATATTCGGTACACAACCCAAAGCAAGAAGACTAGGTTAAGAATAATGAGGCACTCAAATAGCGTCATACAGTTTGCCCCCAGTCAAAACAATGGAAGGCCACTAGACCGTAGCCACCACTCAAAGCTACACTCTCTGCAACCCCCCTGTCTTTCATGCACATTTCTACTGTGGGGAACAGCCGCATGTTAGAAAGTGACCTGCAATTCGAAGGGTCGCTTAAGGAACACACAAGGGCTATTGCTGCAATCATTCGTACTTCTCCTTCATTGCTTCACACATCTTATTAAGATACCAAGCTGCTTTATCCATATCTTCTGTGGGATTACCTTTGTATCGGTAACGGTGCTGATACTTAATCATATTACCATGACAGTATGCAATGAAACCGTCTAACCCCAGTACTTGCTTTATGTAGTCAATGCACTCAATCTCACCCTGATTGTAATGCTCTGGCTTTTCTACTGGGTCGTACTCATGCAACTTAATTCCCCTGTCCGCATGAGCCAGATTTTCCAAATTCCATTTAGCCATCGTGTATCTCCCCTCTTCTGTTGCTCTTATCTCCGCGTCACGTACCCACGCATCTGTCACAACTTCTCCTTTACAAATGCCTTGACCCACATAGCTGTGATGTCAGACCTTACGATGTCATCGACAGTGAACTCAATGATGTTCACAGGCAACATATGCTTTTTAGCTATGTGAATAACCTTTGTCAACCCATCCGCTTCTTTAAGGTCACTCTGTTGAGCATCCCCGTTTAGTACAATCGTAGTGCCTTCCCCCACTCGTGTCAGCAACATCTTAAGTTCATGTAGCGTAATGTTCTGTGTTTCATCGACAATAATAAAGGCGTTATCAAAGCTACGTCCACGCATCAACGCCATAGGGGCAACTTCGATGTTACCATTCTTGACACCTGTTTCCACTGCACCCTTGCCTAAGTGCTTCTCTAGTACGTCCAGCACTGGCAATGCCCAAGGCATAGTCTTCTCAGCTAAATCACCCTTTAGGAACCCTAGTTCCCTTCCTACGGCTACGTGAGGTCGTGTGATAACGATCTTGTCAACCAACTTAGCTGTGTAAAGGTCTGCTGCATACGTCGCTGTTACATACGTCTTTCCAGTACCCGCTGGACCTAAGATGAATACCTGCTGACTTTCCTTTAGGGCTTTAATTAGCTCACCCTGCATTTCAGTCTTTGGTACTAGACCAGAGGTCTTCTTTTTTGCTGCCCCCTTGTATGTAGTCTCCCGCTTAGTCTTCTTAGGTTGTTGTTGTACCAATTTGGTCTTCCTTCTTATTTTTGATAAAACCCATAAAAACCTCAAGCTCACGAAAGCCACCAATATGGTTGCCATCGGTAGAAAATACCTGAGGTACAGTCTTAATACTAGCTTCTTTCAGAAGGGATAGCACCCAACGATTTGAGAAATCTTCTATGTTGTATGTTACATACGGTATCTTATCTAGGTCTAACATGGCCTTAGCTTTATCACAATACTTGCAGTTGTTACGGGTAATGATGGTGTACATGATCTCTCCTTTGACTATGTGAGCAGTTTATACACATGCTCAGGTGCGCCCTTGGCAGGGTCTTAATGCAGATACCTAGGTATAGCTGCCACCTTACACTAAGTCCACAATCTCACAGCTATCCCCTGAACAAGCTAATGTCTGGCTTCCTGCCGTATTATCTTCAACCTCATACTCAGAGAGTTTAGACCAGTTAATAGAGGTAGGCATAAGAGATAGAAGCTCTTCATAGTCTGACTTGCCTACATCTTGGTAAGGTGCCTGTTGATAGGTATGCTCAGAGAACGGCAGGAACGACACCCCTGACATCTCGTCGAAGTACTTATACACAAAAGCACCCACCTCAAACCACTCCTCCGCTTTGACGTTGATAGTTACAGAGGGCTTATGCTCACACCATGCACGTTGATACGCCAACCACATCTCCAATTGCTCAATAGCTGTCATGTCTGCTGTACATACTGCCCCCTCAGGTGCCTTCATAGGGAAGCTAAACACTGTAGTAGCTTCAGGCTTCATCACGTCAGGCTCATTAGGGATACTCTGATCCTTCATAAACTGTGTCAGTGGGTCTTTGTTATCACCACGAACAGTTCGGATGTAGTATGGGCTATGACGGGCATGAATACCAGAAGCGCTGTCCACGAGTTGAGAGACAGTACCCGAAGGCTTAACACAAGTAATAGCAGCACTGACAGGAATACCAAGGCGGTCAGCCCACTCTGCGTTTGTAGCCACAGCAACAGACTTGAGGTGTTCAAGGGTACTCTCCAAACCTTTGTTCTTGGTTGTCATTAAGGGGTTATCCATGATACCTGTCAACGACACACCTAGCAAACGCTCTTCCTCTGTGTTACGCTGCCATATCTTACGCAGGTAAGGAAACTTAGTGTAGCTAGACTGAATAGTACCCAAGATAGTGGCCAGACGAACCTTGTTCTCCAGCGTCTCAACAGTGTCAGTTGCACGTACAACTACCTCCGTAAGATTACAGAATTGGTACGGGCGTAAAATTATCTCGCTGCAAGGATTCGTACCAAAGTCAAAGGCTGCATCACGTCGTCCATTCTTAGCTGCCTGCTTCTTAGATGCCTCACGATTGAAGATGCCCCGCTCACCACTGCCGCTTTCCACTAGGGCCATCCACTCACGCATGAACGATAGGCTGTCTGGCTTCTCAGTGTATGACACAGAGTTGTTAGCCAAGGCACGTTGTGGGTTGTTCTCCCACCAAGCACCTGACTTAGCGTGTCGCATACGATCATCAGAGAGGTTAGACAGGGAGATCATAGCACTACGGCGTACACCACCTACCACAACCGCTTCACCAATCTTACACATCAGATCGTGACACTCCATAGAAGACAGCTTTCGGCCCTTTGCGTTAATAAAGATACGGACAGCAAAGTTAAACAGGTCGATCAGAGGTGCTGGACCTGAGGCGCGACCACCAAATGTCTTTAGCTTGGCACCCGCTGGACGAACCTTGGATACATCCCACTTAGGGATTTCACCGCTGTACAGCAAAGCAATAACCTGACGAAGAGCTTTAGCCCAACCCTCTTTGCTATCCTTAACAATGACTGTCGTATCACTGTTGAACATAGTGTCAGGAACCTCTGGGAGATTGGTGATAAACTGTCGCTCAACACTGAATCCCACCCCCGTTCCACACAACAAAATGAACATAGCCTCGTCAAAAGACTTAGGGTCATCTACTGGCAGGTAGCTACAGTTATACCCTGCTGTATTGTCACGGTCTAATGCTGGACCAGCAGTCATCAAGGCTCGCATGGAAGGCATGACAGACAAGTCTGTAATAGCGTCACGCAATTCCTCTAGTGTACCCTGCGGCACTTTACCCATAACTAGGTTGTTGATGTAGCGACCTACAGTCTCGCCCCAGTTCTCACGTCGTCCTTCGTCATCTAACCACCGTGCATAACGGGATGTGTGAATAAAGGCTTGATAATCTGTTGGTAGGTAGTTGTTCATTTATCCGCGTCCTCGCATTGTTTTATCTTCTTTTAGCCAGACCATACGATCAATGTCGCTACGGTTGAGGCCAATATCTTTCAGTTGCTTGTCACTTAGCGTGTTAAGCATCTTAATGGCATTACGGTGTTCCCGCCAAGTAGCCAAGTAGTTCATGTACCGCCAAAACCAAGTCATCGGTTATCTCCACTACCCTTTAGTGTACCACGATCCTTGCGGCTGTTTAACTTCTTTGTGTTCAGGTCGATGATCTCTTGCAGAGTGTAACCATAGATGTTGCCTAGTGCAACAGTATAGAACAGAACATCACCCAACTCTTTAGCGATATCCTCATTGCTAAACTTAGAGGCATCCCTGATGAGCTTCTTAATCTTCTCTGCTACTTCACCTGCTTCACCTACAAGACCTAATGTATTCTCTACAAGTCGGTCCTTACCCTCAGTGAGCATCATACCCTCTACCCACTCACTGTACTCTCCTACTGTGTCAAAGTACTTCATGTCTTCTATGTCTTCCGCTGTTATCATCATACAGTCCTTCCATAAAACTCTGTTGGTGTGTCGTCTAAAGCATCAAACAGATACCAGCAACAATTATCTTTACCCACGCTCTTACTGCCCTCTATCCACTTAACCCTTCCCACAGATACCACCTTACTGCAATACGTCATGAACATAGCCGACTGTTTAGTGTGCATCCAATCTGCATCAAACAACAACCAAGTCGGGCAGATACGCAACCAGTGATCTATAAACTCGTGCAGGAACTTACGTTCCCACGGTGGGTTGGTAATACAGTAGTCAATAACACCATAACCACCGAAAGACAAGGAGAGAGCATCATTTTGTCGCACCTTATCTGACTGAGGCTCAATGTCACAGGCAAACAAACACTCGCCATGCCCGTCTGTTAAGTGGTGTATGTGTTGTACTAACCTACCGTCTCCCGCACAAGGCTCTACATAATCAAACGTGTAAGGCAAGTGCGGGATCAGGGGTTCTACAGCAGCCATAGGTGTTGGGTAGTAGTCACGAGGAAGTCTCTCGAAGTCACTACGTTTACCCATAGATGCTTTCCAGTCGGTTCATAGAGACAAACTCAGGCTCATACACCCCGTTGTCAATCTCTCGTTTAATAACTACACCTTTCCACCATTCGCTGTTTGCTTGCCCCGCCCACGATTCCTCACGTCCTTTGTAGCATCCCGCCACGAGGCCAAGGATCGGCTTAGGGTGAGCAGAGTCCTTAAAGTATAGACTACGCTTATGGCTGTGACCACAAGTAGAACTATAGTTCCTGTTTTGGAGTAAGGTATAAGCATGGTGAGTACCAGAAGTAGCTGTACCAAAGTTACCAGAACTAAAGTAATGAGCATACGAG